GGTAGCTCATTTACGCGACAGCAGGTTAATCCTGTTACAAATCCTATTCCAGCATCGACTCGCCCTCTGGTGAGTATGCCAAACGTTGAGAAGCTACTTATTAATGGTCAGTCAATTCAGGGGAAAGCTTGTCTGCAGACACTTACCATCAACTTTAGTAATAATCTCGAAGCGATCCGTTGTATTGGTTCAGGTAAGTACACACCTGAGTTCTACTTAGAGAAAATGATGGATATTGGTGTAAATGCTAATTTCATGTTCTCGGCAACTTCTGCCGCATGGATTGATGCTATTAAAACCCGTGATGTATTTACTTTGACCTTTGATATTACAGATACCAAAGGCAGTAAGTACTCGTTTAACTTCCCGCAACTTGAAGTTAAGGAAGCAAATCACCCGGATGGTGGGGGTGATGACATCATTACAATAGATATCAATTTTGCCCAAGTGCGTACCAGTCCAACGATTGTACGTGCTCTTGTGTAATCAACTTATTCAATAACAAAGCCTATGGAATCCCATGGGCTTTTTATTTCTAAAAATTAGAGGTTGCTATGGCTTTAAAAGTCGGAATTATTAAAAGCTCGGACGTATCAAAATGGTGTGAATACAAAGGTGCTGATGGAGAGGTACAGGCAGAGTTCAAAGTTCGTGGTATTGCCTATAAACCCTTTCAGGTAGCTATTGAACGAGCAGGAAACCAGATCTCGTCTAAAGGCTATGATGTGATGGTAAAAGATGAAAACGCCAAGCTCTACCATGAACTTTTATTAGATGCATGTGCTGCTCACCTAATCGAAGATTGGAAGGGGATAGTTTTTTCAGAAGTTGTAGACGGTCAGCCAGTTGAATCGGAAAAACCATATACCCCTGAGAATGCCTCAAAGCTTCTTAATCTTGGTGATATTGGTATTTCAATCTGGCTATTCATTAAAGAACAGGCTCAGAAGATTCAGGAAGACGCAGACAAGGACAAGGCTTTAATTCTGGGAAAGTCATTGAGCTCTACAAATACCAAAAAACGTATGCGTCGAAAACGCCGCACGAAATCGAGCAAATCAAGTTCTTAGGTGGTCGTATTCCTGATCCGCCAGAATATTCGTATGCGGCTGATTCCATTCTTTCGGCATTTAGCACTATTTGCAGATCCAGACGGTATGAGCAAAGCATACCGTTATCTTTAGATCAGCAGGCAATCAATGTCTATGCTGAGCATAATGAATTGCCTGTGGCTGCTCATATCTTTAATGATTGTATTTTTGCTTTGGATAATTTGTTTTTGGATGAGGCGCATAAAAAGGCGACGCAACGAACGACGAAAACTTAAGTACTAACTTTGGTGCATAATCTAGACTATGCGACGTGATATAGCGCACTTGATGTTACATAATACGCCTATGCCCTTGACATTCCAGTAAAGATTCCTTATTGACAGGATTGTCAATATATAATATTTTACTTTACATAGTCCCCTTGGTTGTACGCCATCTATTATCCAGATTGTGCCTAACCCAAGGGGTTTTGCACATCTGAATAAAACATTCAGGATGGCTGGTTGCTCATCCGTTTGTTTTGGAGATATTAAATGTCAATTAAAGCATTAGACGTGGCTAATTACATACTTTGGCTTGAAAATCGCTTTGAAGGCAGTGAAGGTATCACTCCATTAAAACTACAAAAATTAGTTTATTATTGTCAGGGCTTTCATTTGGCAATGTTTGATGAAGAATTATTCCCAGAGAGCATAGAGGCATGGTTGCATGGCCCAGTAGTTCCATCTGTTTATCATCACTTCAAGGCTGCAGGTAATGATATTGTTACTCCGCCAAAAGATTTTAATATAGAAATTCTAAGTGAAGCACAGCGCGAACTTCTAGATGAGGTAATTGAATCTTATGGTCAATTCTCTGCATGGAGATTGCGCAATATGACCCACGAAGAGGCTCCATGGAAGAATGCCTATGAGCCAGGTTGCAACAATGAAATTTCTATTAAAGATATGAAGGCTTACTTTGAAACTCAATTAGAATCTTAAGATTAAGGTTTTATATGAAAATAAAGAAGCCTACTGCACATAAAACAAAAAATATTGCCCAACAAGCTGCTGACAGCCTTCCAAAAAAAGAGGGCTGTATTATTTTCTCTTTGCAGTATATTCAGAAAAACCACTGTTATTCAAACTGTCAGCCTGCAGAAAAGCAGGCTTTAGCTGATGCTATCTTTAAAAGACGAGAAATGACATGGAAAACGATTGCAAAAGAAACAAGACATGGTTTGGGTTATGAGAAAATAGAAAGAAAAAGTTTAAATGTAGCTGTGCCAAATGTTGTACCAGAAGATGCCTCAATACTTTCATTTAGGTTTTACGGACTAGCTCCAATGGTTGGTTATCGCGAAAATGATATTTTCCATATTTTATGGTTGGATCGTGAATACAAGGTGTATCCACATTAGATATATACTAATGTTTTAAAAACCACCCTAGGTGGTTTTTTATTGCGCCTTTATTAACCACTTGTTAAATTACCCCCAAATATGAGGGTATTTTTATGCTTAAGGACTATCTTGGGCCTGCCGCTGAACATAAGCACAAAGCAGAACAAGCCATTAAAGAAAAGAGATTTGATGATGCTTGGCGTCATCTTAATGAGCAAAAAATAAATTATTTTCAGCACGCAAAACAATGTAATTTTACTGAAAAGCAAACTTTGGGGCTTGATGCGGTTGTGCACATCACAATGGGCAATTTACTGAGAAGAGAAGGTAAGCATTTACAAGCTTTGTATCACATTGCTTATGTTTATAAGGTAGGTAAGCTAGAGAACCCCCAAAATGACAGTAACGATGATAGGCTAAGAATCTACTATAAAAGAGCAAAGAAAGATGGTGGATTCGAGAACTTTAAACAAGGGCTTGACCTTTTTCCCAGTTATGATTATCAGTCAGTGCAACATTTCACAAGCAGCCTTTTAAATTCTGGAGACGTAAAACAAGGAGCTATTACTTCTCCTCAAATTGAGGAAAAGCCTATTACAAAAATCCCAGAAATTAATAAGAACGCTATAAATAATAAGTTTTTGGCTGAACGCAAGAAAAAAAAGGAAGAACATATTGGGATTCCTCCTCCATTAAAAAAGCCCGAGAAGAAGCAAGTTATTCAATATGAAAAGACGAATAGCCAAATAAGTGCAACACCTGTTAGCAGTAGTTCAAAAACTGAAGGATGTAGGAGTTCGGTTTCAGGGTTCTTTATTGCAGCGACTTGCGTGGTGATAGGTTTAATTCTGCTTGTTTGGTTGCTTTCATACTAAAATAGTAAACTAGAGAATAAACACGCTACATGTTAAATTTTACTCAAAGATAATGGTTTGGGAATATGAAAAAGATTATTTTATTAGGTTTAATATTAGGTTTAGCAGGGTGTATGTCTACTGCTAATTTTTTTGAAGTGCAAGCCACCTCTGTTCAGAATAGCGGTTATTGGACCGGGCAATATGATCGATTAGTAGGAACATTAAAGTTAAATTCCGATGGAACTGGTGTTATTTGTCAGGATGGAATGGGAACAGCGAGAGTAATGTCTGTTAAAAAATCAAATGATAAACTCTATTCACAGGATGGCAGCTTCTGGAAAGTGCAAAATGAAACACTCAACTCTATGAAATTAAATTATGCAATTGGTGGTGGTTATGAAATGAAAAAAGATGATGATTTATCTTTGGCAACACCAGCATGTAAAGAAAAATTGAAATGAATTCAAAATGATTTGTTAAAAATTTGACTTAGATCAGGTTTTTTATTTTTGATTAATGACCGCCTTTTGGCGGTTTTTTATTGCCTAGAGGAAAGTAAAGATGGCACAAGAATCCCGTTTGGTCATTGTTATTGATTCGCAAAATGCTGAACGTAATGCGCGTAATCTAGGCAATGAGCTCAATAGCATTGAGCGTAAAGGTGTATTTGCATCTAAGTCTATGGACAGCTTGTCTGTAGCCACCAGAGCTTTAGCTGGACACATGGCTGGTTTATTAACAGTAGGTTCAGCCATTTCAAAGATGGATACATATACTGGATTACAAAATCGCCTTAAGTTAGTCACTAACAATCAAGTTGAACTAAATAAAGCAACGGAAGACACTTTCCGAATTGCTCAAAAAACCTATTCAGCATGGGATTCTGTTCTACAGGTCTACCAGCGTTTTAGTGATAATGCCAAAACTTTAAACCTCACAATGGATGACACTGCTCGACTAACTGAAACAGTATCAAAAGCAGTTGCGATCAGTGGTGCAAGCGCAGAAGCTGCTGATGCAGCTTTAGTACAATTTGGGCAGGCTTTGGCAAGCGGTACATTACGTGGTGAAGAACTCAACTCAGTTATGGAACAAACACCAGCTCTAGCAAAGGCTATTGCTCAAGGCATGGGGATCACCGTAGGAGAGTTGCGTTCAGTTGCGGCTGAAGGAAAAATTACTTCACAAGAAATCGTTAAAGCGCTTAAAAATGTCCAAGATGAAGTTGATGCTCTTTTTGCTAAAACTGACATTACAATTGGTCAATCATTAACTCTACTTAATAATGAAATTACTAAATTTGTAGGAGAGGCTGGTAAAGGAAGCGGAGCAGCACAGGCTTTATCAGGATCGATTCAGTTATTAGCAAATAATTTGAATTTAATTGCAGACAGTGCATTTGCCATAGGTATTGGCTTAATGACAAAAGCCGTTTTAACAAAAACGGTTGCTGTACAAGCGAGTATTGCTGCGTCAACCAAACAAGTGCTTGCCACAATTGCTGAACGTAATGCAAATATTGCAGCAGCAAAAGCTGAAGTGGAATCTGCGCTTGCCGAAGCACAAAGTACGCAGGTGACACTAACGAACATCAAAGCTACTCATGCTCAGATCATGGCAGAAATAGAACTCGAAAAAGTTCGTTTAAAAGCCCAAATCACTGAACAAGGTCGCACGGCTACCATCACACGAATGGCTCAGCTAGGACGATTACAAGCTCAAGTTGCGTTAGAGGTTGCTGCCGCAGAAACAGCTCAATCAGCATCATCTGCAAGATTATCAGCAGCCTTAACAGCGCAATCTGTTGCTACAAGTCGTTTAGCTTTGGCAAAGTCAGCGCTTATGGCGATTTTTAGCCCAATGGGTTTAGCGATTGCAGCAACAGCCGCATCTTTCTATTTACTAAGCAGCAGTTCGGATGAAGTCAAAGAGTCTCTTGCAACACAATCTGACTCGGTTAGTGATTTAACAGATAAGTACATAAAGTTAAATACTGTGCAAGCATTAACAGAGGGTGTGCGGTTACGCAAAGAGATTGAGCAGCAAAATGATGCAATTGATGATGCTAGTGGAGCTATCAAACGTTTTGCTTATATCCAAAAGGAATTATTTAAATTATCTGGCAGTGATTATGAAGATTATCAAAATGCCATTAAGTCTATTGCTACAGGTGCAAGCGATGCAGGTGATCTCTTAAAAAAGATGATTTCATCTGGTCGTTTTAGTCAGACTCAAATTGATAAACTTATTGAGTTCTCTAGTGCAGTAGCAGAATCAAAAAATAAGATTGAGCAGGGTAATACTGCTCTAAAACTCTTAAATGCTACTTCTGGACAACATGTTGAGGTAACGGCCGAATCAATTAAGCAATTAACAATTCAAACAAACTTAACAAAAGTCGCTACTCAAAATTTCACTGACATGAAAACACAAATGCTTGATTCATTACGAGCACAAGTAGAATTCATTCGGTTAAATGGTGGTAGCGAAGAACAAGTTAAATCGTTGAATAAGGTAATCCAGGCATATTCTTTAAATCAAATTTCAGCAACTGATGCTGTGGACAAGTTCAACAGTACTGCCAAAGTTCCTGCTGAAAATATCAAGGGGTTACAGGATTATGCTACTAAAACGGATCAGTCTAAAATTGCGTTGAATCAGGCTAATGCTGAGCTGAAGAAACAAAACGACTTACGTAATGAGTACCTAAAACAACATCAAACTGTACTTGGTGCTCAACAAGGAGAAACAAATGAATTAAATAACCAAGTCGCTGCACAAGAAAAGTTAAATAAGTTACGAGACAACGCCAACAAAGATATTCTGAAAAATGATTTTCTTATAAAAAACACTAAGGCATTTGGTGGTGGCGAAAAGGGTCTTGATAAGGCGCGTGCGGCATCAGAGTTTTATACCGACAATAAAATTCCGATGACTAGAAGTTTAACTGGTCAGGAATATGCAATTTTTGAGGCTTGGTATAAGAAGCAGAAGGAAGTCAAGGACTTACAAGAAAGCATTACCGAATCTAGCAGAAAGCAAACAAAAGAGGTTGAAAAACAAACCAAAGAGTCTGCCAAACAAGCTGTTCTACTTGCTGGAAATGATGAGCGAGTGAGAAATATGCTACGAGTGTATCTGGCATTTCGAAATGCAGGTTTAGGCGATAAACAAGCTCGTGTAATGACAGCTCAAGTTGGACGAGAGACTGATTTTAGAAATGAGGCAATGTTTGGTAGCCATAAGGATGAAAATAATGGTTATACAAATACTGGATTTTTATCATGGCAAAAAAGTCGCTCAACTAAATTAATGCAGTCTTTACAAGGGCAAGGAGTCTTGGATAAAAACGGTAAAATCCAGCAAACTCAAGATGCATTAGATGCAATGGCTAAACACGCTGTGCAAGAGGCGATGACCGATAAAAGTTATAGTAAATCTAAAGCAGCTCTTCTTAATGACGATTTAGACTATCGAAGTTTAGAGAGAATCGTTGCCAAAAATCTTGTTGGCTGGGACTATGACGGGAAAAAGCTTGGCAAAGCTAAAGCTTCACAGCATTTAGCCAAACAAGACTCTTACTATAATCAGCTTAGTAAAATTTTAGGAGATAACCCCGAAGCAGCCTCAAAAGCAATCGGCGATCTTTCGAAGTTCGAAGATGAAGCATATAAGGCACGCGCTAAAACTCTTGAGGAAGTTAAACAGCTACAGGCAACATATGACTCAGAAACAGTTGCTAGAAGCAAAAGACGAGAGGAGGAAATCAACAAAGCAACCATTTTAGGTCAATCAAATTTAATCCCAAAAATTAATGAGCGTTTTGATGCTGAAGAAAAGTTAGCTCAGAAGCAATTTGATTTTGAAGTAAATGGTTATAAGTGGACTGAGAAGCAAAAGCTTGAGTACACATATGAAATCAATTCTTTGCGATTAGTTGCTGAAGGCAAACTCTCTGAAGATCAAAGAAAGGTTGCTTTAGATGGCCTGGAATTGCAAAAGCAGCAAGAGTTAGGATTACTAAAACTTGCTCAGGAACAGCGGTTGTTTCAGGCTGAGCAATTCATGCTGGGAGAAATGGAGCGTATCAAAAAACGTTATGCGCTTGAGTATGATGAAATATCAAAAATCACTGATCTTGAAGAGCGTAGAAGGAAGATGAGTGCATTTCAGGCTGATTTTATTCGTAATGGTGTGGGGAATCCAACAATTGATCAGTATGATACCTCTAGTCAGTTTCTTAAATCGACAAACTACACCAAGCCCAAGCAAACCAATATGCAAGTATTGGATGAAGATTACGCTCAAACTTATCAAAAGTTGAAAGATAATCTTGCAGCTGTTTTGGAGTCTGAAAAAGCTAGTTATCAGGAACGATTGGAGGCGGAGCGCGTATTCAAAGAAGCAAGACAGCAAATGGATAATGAGTACCACCTGAAGGCGATTGATGCAAGAAAAGCAGATCACGACAGTCAATTGCAATTATACAGTCAGATGATTTCATCTGCTTCAAGCACATGGGGAGGTTTAACTCAAATTGTTAAGGATGCGCGTGGTGAAAATTCACGCTCTTTCAAGGCAATGTTTATAGCTCAACAATCCTTTGCTATTGCTTCTGCGATTATCTCTGCTCATTTGGCAGCTACACAAGTAGCTGCTGATGCAACGATCCCATTTTTTGGTGCAAAAATTGCGGCTTCAACCGCCATGCTTGCTATGGGATATGCAAATGCTGGTTTGATTGCTGGGCAAACAATAGCTGGATTCTCAGATGGTGGTTACACTGGATCTGGTGGAAAATATGAACCTGCAGGTATTGTCCACAAAGGCGAGGTGGTCTGGTCCCAAGAAGATATTCGCCGTTGGGGTGGTGTTGGGTTAGTTGAAAATATGCGTAAGAGTGCAAACCCTGAAGCATTTATCAATAATCATGCACAGAACAATACTTCAATAGAGAATGTTTTTAACCGTTCTTTTTTGAGTTCAAAAGCATTTAATGACAACAAGTCGATTTCAAACATATCTAACCTTTCTAATTCAAAAGTTCTAAATAGTAATGTTTCAAACAGTACCGTGCAGAATGCTGAGAAAGAATTGCTGAAAGAAGTTTCTATCTTCAAAGACAATGGTTTTGCAGATGGAGGATATACAGGCAAAGGTAAGAAATATGAGATTGCTGGTGCCGTGCATAAAGGAGAAATTGTTTGGTCCCAAGATGATATTAAAAAATGGGGTGGTGTTGATAAAGTTGAACAGATGAGAAGGGCGACAAGTCCAGAATCATTTGTTTCTAACTATGCTCAAAACCATACCACTTTTGAGAGTATCTTGAATCGGGCCAATCAGAGCTCTAGGATTTTTAACCAGAGCAAAGAAATCTCGAACATCTTTAATAAATCTGTTCAAGATGATCAGATTATTTATAAGGGCAATGGCAACGTGCCTACTTCAGCAACTTCTGATCTATACCACGATGGCAAGGTCTACTTCTCATCCAATGGTTTAGTTCAGGATCGTTCAAATCTGGATGATGTTCAGGATTTTACTTTAGGACGTACTTCACGCCCTCAAGCTGAGATTATGCCTTCAATTCAGCCTACTTCACCGACAATCAATTTCAAGATTGAGGTCGTAAATCAAGTAAGCGGTGCAACAGTTGAAGCCGAACAACTGGATGAGCAAACAGTCCGGATCATCGTTAAAGACGAACTGGATAAGCAGCTTCCAAGATCGGTACCGAAGCTTGTAAGTGATCAAATTGGGAATCCAAACTCAACTATTAGTCGGTCTTTGACTGAGAATACAACTGCAAGACGAAATCGTTAATTAACAAAACCACCTTTCGGGGTGGTTTTTTATTACCTGAAGGAAAGTTATGTACAAGTTAAAGCTAAATCCTCAGACCAGCGGCTATGGCGTAACACCGGGTGATGATGTGAAACGTCAGCAAATGGATGGTGGGCGTGGTCGCTATTACATCGATGTAAAACGTAATAGCCACATTGTTGATGTGAACTGGAATTTAAGTAAAACCGATTTCAATAAAATGATGGCTTTCTGGCGTGTATACCAAAGCAAGCCGGCTTCATTTTATGCGGATCTGGTGATTGATCAGGGGGAACGTCAGCAATATCTATGCAATTTCATTCCAAACTCGTTCAAGACCAATGAAGTCAACGGCAACCTTTACCGGGTAAATGCACAGCTCGAAGTTGTTCAAAACCAGCCTAACCTGAATGCCGATATAGCATTAATTAAAGATTGGGAGGTCTAATGGATAACGAATATGCCGAATTCTTTTTCAATCGAAAAGTTGATATTTATCAACTGGAATGTATTGAACTCTCACACCCTTCTTTTATGAATACTTACCGGGTAGTCCGTAATGATGACCGAGGGGTGTATGTTCAGCACAATGAAGGTGAAGGGCAGGTGCTTTATGAATACCTGCCTATGACAATTCAAAGATCCGGAATGCTGGGCGATCTAGACCAGACTTTAACAGTCTCTATTTCAGGTCTTGGTGATATTTTGCCGGATGAGTTTGAACGGGTAATAGAAGGTCAATTTCCGGATGTAAAACCAACAGTTAATTATCGGCTTTATAGTTCAGATAATTTAAATACACCGATGCATTATCTGCTTGGCTTACAACTCGCCGGTGTTTCAATGAACCATAAAGCTGTGACGTTCAAAGCTGAATCTCCACGATTAAATACCGCTAAAACTGGAGATATCTTTGCACTAGACCGCTTTACTGGTCTCAAGGGGGCTATATGAAAAGTCATGATCATTTGCTTGATAGACAATATGACGAGGAAAACTACAACTGTGTTCATTTTGCTCATGAAGCTGCATTGGATCTATATGGAATAGACCGGGTGGAAGCACTTGAATTTTTTATGAAGCCTATTAAAGAAAAGGTATTTCTACCATCAAGGTTAAAACTTTTAAATCCACTGCCCATGCCCAAGGAAGGCTGCATAGTCGCCTTTCACTCGAGATACCGAAACAAGCCCCCACATGTGGGGCTTTTTCGTTTGGGCCGTGTTCTACATTTGATGGAAGGCGGAGTTACTTTTTTATCCGAAGAAGTGATCAATGCAATGGGTTTTAGTCGGGTCAGTTACTATGATTAAGATTATTTATAAAAAAGATGCTTTGTCTGAAGAAAAGACGATTGAGCAGGCTCAAACCATCGGACAATGGCTTACTTCAAAATATGATTATATGCCTGAACATGTCCGTATTTTCCATACGACAAGTAATATGGATCATGCCGAAATTTCATTTGCGAATGAAGTCACGCCGAAAAATGCATATGAGTTAAAGCAGCTTGATTTCTTACCAGGTACTTTTATCGTAATTGAGAATCCTAAAGGTATTGAGCTTGGTGCAGCTGCATGGGCTGCTATTATCTCATTGGTTGTGGGGGTGGCAGTTGCATTATTAATGCCAGTACCTTCAATTACACAAACAAACCAAAATAACAACCAGTCTTCATCTGCAAATAACGAATTATCCAATCGTGAAAATAAAACTCGTGTAAATGGCCGGATTGCTGATAACTATGGAGCCGGGTGGAACACACCCGACCTAATCGCAGTGCCTTACAAAGTTTATGAAAATAACGTTGAAGTTGAACACGTTGTCGGTTGTATTGGTCGTGGTCACTATAAAATTAACGGTGCATATGACGGTGAAACCAATATTGTCGATATTGCCGGTGCATCGGTAGAAGTCTATCGACCAGGCGTTGATATTGTCTCGGGTGAGCCATATTTCTCGCTTGGTACCGAAATTACCACGCCGCCACTAACGGTTCAGCATCAAACTTCTGTTAATGGCCAAGTTCTCCGTCCAGCTGATACACAAAGCTTGGAAGGTACCAACTATCTTCTTTTTGCATATCCTAATGAGATCCTGCGGGCATCTGCAAACAATACGGATTTAACCACTAAGTTTGTAAGTAATGACCGGGTAGAAATCACCAATGCCTCATTCACGTTTAATGGCCAGACTTATGATTTAAACGGCACTTACAGCGTTTTATCGGTAGCTGATGATCGGATGGCTTTATCTAATCCAGCAGCAGTTAATCCAAATTGGTTAAAGCTAAGGGAATTATCAAATCAGCAAACTAGTGCTTTATCTCCAAAGCTTTCATCTATTGGAGAGAAGTGGATTGGTCCATTCATTCTCGACAATATTGAACGTAGCCGAGTGCTATGTAACTTTGTGGCCACCAATGGACTTTATACCGTTTCTGCAGGCGGAAATCAGGGCGCTGTTAATGTCACGATTGAAGTTGAAGTAACCCCGGTTAATGAATCTGGTGCAGCTATTGGTAATCCAATGCTGAAGCAGATCATTTTGAAAGGCTCGGCAAAGTCACGTCAGACCGTTGGTGCAACGCTGGATATGGTGACATTTCAGGGGCGCTGTAGTGTCCGTGCACGCCGTTTAACTCCAACTCCGGCAGTTACCACTGTTGTTGATGAAGTAAAGTGGCAGGCGCTTTACGGTGCTTATCCTTTACAAAGCACAGTGTATGAACATGAAACAGTTTTTCGTGCACGTACTTATGCAACGACCGGAGCTTTATCTGTTAAGTCCCGTAAGATCAATTTCGATCTTCAGCGAATGTTGCCGACTTATAAAAATGGAGCAATGACGACAGAGCTATTCCCAACATCGAGTTTTGCTGATGCTTTGGTATCTATGGCACTTGATGACAAGATTGGCCGCCGTTCGATCGATGAGATTGATCTTGAAAACATCTATCGGACCTATAATGATGTAGTTGATTATTTTGGTACACCACTTGCGGCTGAGTTCTGTACCACAATTGATGATACAAACCTGTCTTTTGAAGAGCTGGTCACCAATCTTTGTGATGCAGTGTTTTGTACCGCATATCGGCAAAACAATAAGCTCAAACTTTATTTTGAACGGCCAACTGATAACTCGGTAATGCTATTTAACTTCAGGAATATTATTCCTGATAGTTACAAGCATGATCTTACCTTTGGCGTGATGGATGACTACGACGGACTGATCTATGAATACACGGATCCGACCGACGATAGCCGTATCAATATCTATTTGCCGGACAAAGGAGCAAAGAACCCGAAAGAAGTGAAATCCGTTGGGGTGCGAAACAAGTGGCAAGCTCATTTTAATGCTTACCGGCTCTGGAACAAGCTTCGCTTCCAGCGTAAATCTATCACCTTTGATGCGGCGCCTGAGTCTGAGTTGCTTGTGCTACGTGACCGTATTGCCGTAGCAGATTATCGTAATGGTATTCATCAAAGCGGGGAAGTGGTACAGCAAGAAGGTTTAATCCTCACCTTAAGCCATGATGTAGATTTCATAGCTGGCAAGAGCTATGTGATCTATCTGCAAATGGGGGATGGCACAGTGGACCTTATTCCTGTTACCGCTGGATCTGCCAAGAACAAGGTGGTTTTAGGGCGGTTACCGAACGGGGCCTTAAAGCTAAGTCCTGATGATTTTGTAAATACCATCTATACAGTAGTTAATGACGATACCAAAGGCTCACTGCCTTATCTAGTCGCAAAAAGAGAACCGGCTGACCAGTTCTCTAATACAATTACTGCAATTAATTACGATGAACGGTATTACCTCAATGACAAGGATTTTATTGATGTACCGGTTGATGATTCACCGATCTACATTCGATATGACCAGCTTGATATTAATCTCGCACGTTTATATCAAATGCAAAGAGGTGATTTACCAACGACTGGAGAAATTAGCTTTGTAGTTGAAGCTGGTGCGCTGGTTTCAAGCTCAAGTTCTTATCGACCTGAAACAAGGATGGTTTATAAGTTTGACTATAATAATAGTCCTGCAAAACGAGAGTATATCGTTCCGGCTGCAACTGAATTACCAGCGATAGATACAGGGGAGTTCCCACCTGATCTGGTGGTGAATCTAACGATTAAAGGCTCAGTTGTTGGACGTGGTGGAGATGGCGGGTTGCCACATCTAGCTTACGGAGATTGGGAAAAAGATTCTGACTTCAATTTTACCAAAACCCGGCGTGATGGGTTTCAGGGAGCACCAGGTTTATTGAACCGGCACAGCAAACTAAACCTGATTATCGATGGAGGGACGTTAGCTCGAGGCGGCTCAGGTGGTGGAGCAACACCAAGTGGTATTTACACTGGATCATCTTATGGGGTTCAGGGAATTCCCGGTGGTGCTGGAGCACCATTTGGTCGGGTCATGACTGGACAGCCGATTTCAAATGACTCACAAGATTATCGCCTCTATCTGGAGAGTTATTTATTGGTTATGAAAATCACTGATGCTGAAGCTTCGGTACCCGGTAAAGGTTACCGAACCCAAAATGACCGTTATGGGTCTCCATTATCAGGTGATGGTGGAAACTGGGGCGAACGTGGCACCAAGTCCACCAATGATGGAACGTGGAACTGGCAATACCATGGCACAACTGAAGGCCAGCCGGGGCCAGGGGGACCTGCAATTGTTGGGGTGGCACCTCTAACAACTCAATTGATCAATGGAGGGAAAATCTTACAAACCCTTTAAACTTTAAAAGAACTTTGAGCACCCAATTCGGGTGCTTTTTTATTGCCTAAACGAAAGGGGGAAGGCATGGCAGACAATCAGCAAATTATAGATACATCGACCGCTTTGGCGGCCAGTAAGGGTGCAACATACGGGGGAAGTGTGGCAGGAGCAGTTTCGGCGTGGATCGGGTCAATCGATTTAGCATTTTGGGTCAGTATCATCATTGGTTTAGCTGGTTTTTTAATGAACTGGTATTACGCCAAAAAGAAAAATAAGCGCGATGAAATTGCACTGAAAGCTTATTTAGAAAGCTTAGAAAAGAAAGGTGACTGTAATGTCAAACAAGACTAAATATATTGCAGCAGTCTTAGCAGCTTCGGCTGCTTTTTTTGTGGGCGTAAAAAACGATGAAGGGTTTACATCAAAGCCAGTAATTCCCGTTAAAGGGGATCGTCCAACACAGGGCCATGGTTCAACATTCAAACCAGATGGCTCACCCGTAAAAATGACAGATCCACCAATTACACGTGCGACCGCAGATAAGTGGTTGCGAAATGATGTGGCTAAGCGTGAAGTCGCGTTTAAAGATTCATTGAAGGGCGTGAAATTATCACAAACTGAATATGACCTATACCTCGATTTCACGTATCAATACGGGATTGGTGCATGGTCTAGCTCATCAATGCTGAAAAATCTAAAGGTAGGGAAGTATAAGGCAGCTTGCGACTCATTACTTAAATATAAGTATGTAGCAAAGCGCGATTGCTCTATTCGTAAAAATGGATGCTATGGCGTCTGGACTAGACAGCTTGAAAGACATGCTAAATGTATAGGAGCGCAGTGATGTGGATTGTATTTGCTGCTAAATATTGGCGAGAAATCATTATTGTGTTTCTCGCTTTTTTATTGGCCATATCTTTGGCCGTACTCAATTACAAAACTGGTCAGCTAAAAGAAGCTGAACAAAAGTGTCAATCTCAGATCCAAGAGATTGAGCGCAAGAATTTGAAAGCTCTTGCAGAAAAGCAAAATCAGATCAATAAAGTGAGCGCAGACTATGAGCAAGTCAAAGCAGAGCAAAACACTAAAGTCGAATATATTGAGCGTGAAGTGCAAAAGATCGTGGAGCGTCCTGTTTATAAGTCTAGCTGTATTGATGATGATGGGGTGTACCAAATCAACGATCTTATCAAAGCCGGTAATACCAGCTAACTTAATGCAGCCATGCCCAAATTTGAATGAATTAACTGGCACAACGGGTAAAGACTGGATGTTATGGTCAGTCGATACGGTTGCTAAATATAATGATTGCAAAGCCCGTCATGGTGGAATTGTAAAAGCCCTCAATTGAGGGCTTTTAGTTATTAACCTTTCCCTAGTAGCGAATTACTTCTAGCCTCATTAATACGTTCTTTTAGCAACTCAACAGCAGCACTTTTGTATTGTGGTGAAGAGCCAGAAATTACATTTCCAGTAATTTCACTTTCAAAATTATTGAGAATTTTATCTAAGTCATATCCTTGTAATTGGAGTGAGTTGACTAAAGCTCTCAAGGTGCAATCGTTTAATTGTGCTTCTTCTACTAATGGATTTGACATTTTAATATCCTAGATATTTTAAAGATTTAAGTTGTTTAATATACGTTCTAATTATTTATAGTCAACATGCCTTCAAACGTAAAATAATTATTTGATTTAAGATTTTGAGACATCGACCAAGACCGATTTTGATACATACTCCCGCCAAAACCAAGTTTGAACTTTCCAAATTTTCCTTGTATCCCTTCAATTGCACACATCAAATTTTCTGTTTTTTCTAAGTCACTATAATCTGTTAGTAAGTCGTAAGTATAAGTATGCTTACTCTCGAGTGCAGTCAAAACTACCCCACATTTTTTAAAGTCCACTCCAGGCTTATAAATATAATCCATCATTCTTGTTGTTGCTTTAACAAGCTTTCTAACATCGTCAGTAGGTACGGCAAACGACTGTGATAATTCCTTTTTATAATAGGGTTTATGCACATCAAATGGGCTGGAGTGAGCAAAACCAATAATACAGCCGCATAGGGCCTCATCTTTTCTAATGCGTGTGAATGCTTCTTGTGTGCGTCGTGCAATTGCTTCTTTTAAGTCATCTTTATCAGTAATTTTTTGCTTAAATGCACGTGATGAAATGATTTGCTTACGAGATGGTGGTGTATCTTCAATTTCAATGCAAGCGATGCCGTTTAGCTCCAGCACTGTACGCTTCATAACGACACTAAATAATGATTCCATGTGATATGGGTTTGACATCATAAGATCATAAACTTTAGTAATTCCCATTGATTCAAGCTTTTTAGCATGCTGGCGGCCAACGCCCCAAACTTCAGAAACGCTGGTCTGTTTATAAAGCAAATCTCTTATATTGGTTGGGAACGATGTAAGGTTACACACGCCATCAAATGTTTTATAAGTTTTTGCAAGATGATTAGCCATTTTAGCTTCTGTCTTACTTCGGCCAATACCGACGCATACGGGCAGACCGATCCATTGCCATATTCGAGTTTTCATTAGCCTGGCATAAGCGTCTAAATCATAGTGCTGTTTGTATGCTGTCAGTTCTAGGAAAGCTTCATCAATGCTATAAGTCTCATGTTCTTTGTCAGTAACAAACTGCTTTAAGATTGCATGAAATCTTTTGCTCATTTCTGCATAAACGGGGTAATTGCTGGAGAGTACAGCGACATTATGTCTTTTAACTAAATCAATAATTTTAAATAAAGGGTCGCCCATTTTGATGCCAAGACGCTTCGCTTCAGTAGAACGTGCAACAGCACAACCATCATTGTTGGAAAGCACAATTACGGGTTTATTAATTAATTGAGGGTTGAAGAAACGTTCTATACTTGCATAGCAGTTGTTTACATCAACCAAGCAAAAAACACGCGGTTTCATCTCATAAATTGATTACGTTACAAATTCAAGTTAATGGTAGAGATGAGCTAGATTAAATTCAAATTTAAAAAGTTGTGGATAAATAAGCACTAGTCGTAACTTGTCGCGGACATTAGTGCATTTGGTCGGAAGTTAGACTTTTGATGTGAGAAAATAATTTTTTAGATTTGTAGACTCATTTGTAGACTGTTGAGCTATAGTTCAATAAAGACTAATACATCTATATATAGTTATCCAAAACACAAGAATGTTTATTTTATTGGTGTTTATACTAGAGTGGGTCTGGCTATAGATGTATATAGATTAATCATACAGAACTGGCGTTTCTAAACACTTTAAGAACACTAAAAACCGAGATGAAAACATCTCGGTTTTTTATTGAAGGATGGGCAAAAATAAAGACATATAAGTAGAATTTTTGCAAAGTCTGTCAGATTCAGTATGATGTGGGCAGCATAGTCTGTGTAGAGTAATGATGAAAAAAGTTTTATTTGTTTTAATGGGCATGTTATTAGTCGGCTGTACAGAAAAAAAGCCTTTAACACCTGAAGAGCAATGGCATGGCTATTGTACAAGTGTGGGAAATGCAGCAAGAAGTATTCTGTTTGACCGTCAGCAAGCAATTGAGAAGTCTCAAGCCATTGAGCATGCTAATAAAATTGAAGACGAAATTACGAAAAAATTCATCTTTAATATTATTGAAAAAGTTTACGCCATTCCACAAGACGAATTAAAAACGAATCCAGAAGCCTTACAAGAAAAGATTAGAAAACAAATGACAGATGAGTGTTTGGTTACCCCACATGACAAAATGCCAAACTACAAAAAATTCTAAGTGTATAAGACATCGTCAAACACTCCACTAAGGTGGAGTGTTCTTTTAACTTAAAATACCGCATGATAAATCCATCATTAAGATCATTATTTATACACGGGTATTTAGTTACAAAATAATGGGCATCACGGAGAAACACCCCGCGCTCATTAACTTTTGGCTTGAACTCTAGTAAAATTTTGTAGTCCATATTACTTGTGAAGCTTTGTGAAAGCTGGAATTTACAAGTAATTTTTTAAAAAAAGAGGAATGAACACCGTGCTAGAAGCTTACCGCCAACACGTTGCTGAACGTGCCGCACTCGGAGTCCCACCGAAGCCACTTGATGATGCTCAAACTGCTCAACTTGTTGAGTTATTAAAAAACCCACCGGCAGGTGAAGAAGCATTCTTGGTTGATTTGCTTGAAAACCGTGTTCCTGCAGGTGTTGACCAAGCAGCTTACGTAAAAGCAGCTTTCTTGGCAGCGATTGCAAAAGGCGAAGCGACATCTCCGCTAGTTTCTAAAGAACGTGCAGTTTATTTACTAGGTACGATGCTTGGTGGCTATAACGTAGCGCCTTTAGTTGAGCTTCTGGATGATGCTGAATTAGGTAGCTTAGCTGCTGAAGCTTTGAAAAAAACATTACTTGTATTTGATGCGTTCCATGATGTAGCTGATAAAGCTAAAGCTGGCAATGCAAATGCAAAAGCTGTTTTACAATCTTGGGCTGATGCTGAATGGTTCACTAGTCGTAAAGATGTACCAGAAGAAATCAAAATCACTGTGTTCAAAGTAACAGGTGAAACAAACACTGATGACTTGTCTCCAGCTCAAGACGCATGGAGCCGTCCAGACATCCCATTGCATGCAAATGCAATGTTGAAAAATGAGCGTGATGGTATCAACCCTGAAAAACCAGGTGAAGTTGGTCCATTAAGCCAAATTAAAGAACTCATTGCTAAAGGCAATCAAGTTGCTTATGTTGGTGACGTTGTTGGTACAGGTTCATCTCGTAAATCTGCAACAAACTCTGTTCTTTGGTTCTTTGGTGATGAAATCGCTCACATTCCAAACAAAAAAGACGGTGGTGTGTGCTTAGGCGGTAAAATCGCTCCGATCTTCTTTAACACAATGGAAGATGCTGGTGCATTACCAGTAGAGATCGATGTTTCTAACATGAACATGGGTGACGAAGTTACTCTTAAAATCGATCATGCTGCTGCAAAAGTAACTGCGTTCAAAAATGGCGAACAAATCGCTGAGTCTGAACTTAAAACTCCAGTACTTTTAGATGAAGTACGTGCTGGTGGTCGTATTAACTTGATCATTGGTCGTGGCTTAACTGCTAAAGCACGTGAAGCTTTAGGTTTAGCTCCATCTACATTATTCCGTACTCCAGTACAACCAGCTGACACTGGCAAAGGTTTCACTTTAGCTCAGAAGATGGTTGGTCGTGCATGTGGTCTTCCAGAAGGCCAAGGTATCCGTCCAGGTACTTACTGTGAACCTAAAATGACTACAGTTGGTTCTCAAGATACAACTGGTCCTATGACTCGTGATGAGTTAAAAGACCTAGCTTGCTTGGGCTTCTCTGCTGACTTAGTAATGCAGTCTTTCTGTCACACTGCTGCTTATCCAAAGCCAGTTGACGTACAAATGCAACATACACTTCCAGACTTCATCATGAACCGTGGTGGTGTATCTTTACGTCCAGGTGACGGTATTATCCACTCTTGGTTAAACCGTATGCTTCTTCCAGATACAGTAGGTACTGGTGGTGACTCGCATACTCGTTTCCCAATTGGTATTTCGTTCCCAGCAGGTTCTGGCCTTGTAGCTTTCGCTGCTGCAACTGGTGTAATGCCACTTGATATGCCTGAATCAGTTCTTGTTAAGTTCAAAGGTAAAATGCAGCCTGGTATCACTTTACGTGACCTTGTACATGCGATTCCTTACTATGCAATCAAAGAAGGCGATCTTACTGTTGAGAAAAAAGGTAAGAAAAACATCTTCTCTGGTCGTATCTTAGAAATCGACTTAACAGAAATGGAAACTGACTTAACAGTTGAGCAAGCATTCGAACTTTCTGATGCTTCTGCTGAACGTTCAGCTGCTGGTTGTGCAATCACACTTTCAGAAGAGAAAGTTGCTGAGTACTTACGTTCTAACATCACAATGCTTAAGTGGATGATTTCACAAGGCTATGGTGATGCACGTACGATGGCTCGCCGTGTTGAAAACATGGAAAAATGGTTAGCAAACCCAAGCTTACTTAAAGCTGATGCTGATGCTGAATACACTAAAGTGTATGAAATTGACTTGTCAGAAATCAAAGAACCTATCCTTTGCTGCCCGAACGATCCAGATGATGCAAAACTTCTTTCTGACGTTCAAGGCGACAAAATTGATGAAGTATTCATCGGTTCTTGTATGACTAACATTGGTCACTTCCGTGCTGCTGGTCAGTTACTTGAGAAAGTACCAAGCGGTTCATTAACAACTCGTTTATGGTTGGCTCCACCAACACGTATGGACGAACATCAGTTAATGGAAGAAGGCTTCTATAACACTTATGGCCGTGCTGGTGCGCGTACAGAAATGCCTGGTTGTTCATTATGTATGGGTAACCAAGCACGTGTTGCGCCGAACACAACTGTTGTTTCGACTTCTACACGTAACTTCCCTAACCGTTTAGGCCAAGGTTCTAACGTTTACTTAGCGTCTGCTGAGCTTGCATCTGTTGCTGCTGTACTTGGTAAATTACCAACTCCAGAAGAATACCAACAATATGCAGCTCAAATTGACAGTATGTCTGCTGACATCTACAAATATTTGAATTTCGACCAAATGGGCGAATATACAAATGCTGCTGATAAAGTAGATACTAAGAAAATTGCTGCTGCTCAGTTGACTTAA